GCATATCTCCGAGTTCGGGGTTGATTAAGCCCCTCCACCCTCAACCGCCGGGGAGTTCCACCCCGGCAATGAAAGGAATCAAAGCCTCAGTTAAATCCAAGGCCCTAGATCTGTCCACCGTGAAACTAGACTACGAGCGAGAGTAATCTTCGTTCTCCCACGTAAGGTGTAATCGTTCCCCTTACTAGGTTGAGCGTCGACCCTCAAAGTCACGTAATCTGTACGGTCTCTTAGAAGATCTGTGTAAAAATCTTCTAGAGTTGACAAGCTGTCTAAACGAGCCAATAATAGCCCGTTAGCCTCAGAGTGTTGTTTAACACCAACACTTGTCACGTGGTAGACGTAATATCCTTCTACGTCATTCCGCGCACGACTAGGGGAGACTTCATCGAAATTACTGATGATTCCTCCGTCTCCTAGTTTGTCGTCTATCTTAACCCGTAAGGGTTTTGGTAGACTCCTTACTAGAAGCTTCCAAACAGGTCTTAGACTAGAGTCGCAGCCGTAATAACTTCCATTACGTCTGAAACTCAAGCGTCTGATACTGTTGGCCAGTCGATATACCCCCATGGGGTGCTGAGCCATCTCCTTTATGAAGATGGGCTTAACGTCAACTCCGTTCCAATAGTGAGAACCACAAGACTCTCGAAAGTAACCATCGGAGAAACTCTTCTTCTGGTTTACTTTAAAACCGAGAAATTCACTAAAGGAAACAAAGAGCTCATAACATTCTTTGGGAATAATAACATCATCCCCAAAGACGCTAACCCTAACGGGCACTTTAAGATGCTCGCACACCACAGCAGCAGCGGTGTAAAAGATTAGCGATTCGAGATCAAATGTGAAGCCGTTCCCCATACTGGAGAACTTCTCCCACAATTGATGCCGTTCGTTATGAATGCCGTAATGTGATCGGCACGCATCAAGTAGCGTTAGCCATCGAGGAGGTATTAATTCCTCAACGACCTTCCTACTTATGCTATCACTCGCAGACGAGAAGTCAACAGTAGCCATTGAATCATCGCTAGATGAAACTTTAGCCAGCCGTTGGTTCGCACTCTGAGAGTTTAAGTCGATCCCATATCTAAAGAGCCTCTTACGTATCATGAGACCAAGTGAAATCTGGAACCATAAATTAATTCCAGGCTCCACTGCGATCACACGGTCCGTTTTAGCATCTTTAGGAACGGTGATTATAACATTTCCCAACCCAAAGGTCGGATAGCCTGGTAAAGTCTCCAGGTGTTCCTGCCATCTCGGGTATGCAAGAGGAAATACCTCTTGAATAAGGGAATACAGATCTCGCGTTATCCCAGTTTCACACTGGAACTTATTGACGGCCGAAACATGTTCACCCTTTATCAGAGTGGACACGCCCGGTCCCCAACGGCCGCGGTCGAAAAGCTCCTCAGGTGTCCAGTCGCCAAGTAACTTATCTATTTTACATGTCATCGCATGAAGCAATGACACGTTGACCCCTTTATATAGGGGGTCAAGAGACAAGTTTCTGAAGCGCCTGTTTGTTTGCTTACAAAGTTCTTCAAATTCGAAGAACTTCTTCATAGCTACTTCTTTGCGATCATAGTTCAACTTGAGAAAGTTGTTCTTAGAAAGCAACTTAGTAGCCGCGTAAGCATCTCTAAAGTCCAACACATTGTTGTAATGTGAAGGGTCGCACTCTAAAGCTACCAGCTGTTCATACTCCCCGTACTTTAGGAGCATGTAGGCTGTTAGCGATCGAGGGCAATTTAGAGCTGAGAAGATTTCTTCCGCTGCAGATAAGGTTAACTTACCTGGCGCGCGAAAAGTTCGAAGGAGTTTCGAAATCTCCTTCTTACTACGCTTATCATAAGACATAGTGGTTATCCCTAGGTTAATTACGCCTTTGGAGCTTTGGCGTCTTACCTGTACCTATATCTGCATCCGAAATAATGTGAGTATCAGTATGAAAGTTATTTATACTAGCTCACAGAGTTCCGTATGTAAAGATTAGTATACAGGCTCGCCGCTTAGTACTGCAGCAGACAAAGGACTTCCAGTAGAATCGGAAGGCGCTGCGTCTGAGGCAGTAATCGTGCTAGCGAAGAGTGAACACGCAAGGTTGAACAGAGCTGTACGTTCAGCCAAGGTGGAACGCTCCGGAAGCATGAACTCCAGATTCATCGTGCAGTCATACGCCTTCGTCGGAGCCGGCTGAATACCGGTCGACGTCGACGCAGAGGTCTGCTCGAGAGTCGGGACAACCAGTTTTGCCTGCACTCGAGTGATCCGTGATGCCTTATTAGGCGCACGTACACTCAAGGTAAGCGCGGGGTAACCGATAGCGATACCACTGCTGCGGTCAACCCACTTCGCAACACCGGGAAGAGTAAACCCTTCGGGGCTTAGCGTTTTGTCAACCCCTATTGTTGCACTAGTAGTTAAGTGCGTTGTTGACAATATGGATGACAATTTGATGTCAGCGATAGCTGGCATTGTTTACCTCTTAAAGGTTGTAGTAAGCAAGGCAATCGCATTTGCTATATGTTCCGGTGAGAAGGGATTCTTGAATCGAGGTAGAGCAATCCTAGGAAAACTCGAAAGAGTAATCCGTCGGCACTCTATATACTCGCGTTCAGTAAATCTATCCTCACGCCTAGTAATTAAACCAGGTGGAAATGTAGTAATTTGACTGCCACCACGTCCGGTGTTCTTCTGATTGAACCTATGGAAAGTTGTCTGGCAACCCTTTTCGAAGACGAGACCAACGGTCGCGTCCCACGAAGAGATCCAGTTTCCAATTGGCAAAAACCAGTCGACAACGAACGACCATGGAGTTAGCTCCCAAGCAATCAAGGCAGGATTGGTTATCCCAACTTGAGCGAGAGTATGAATAGTCTCTCCGGGAGTGGAGAAGTATATTACCTTTTTGAGGGTATACTTCCATGTCCAATCGTATTGACGTTTGTTCAGGCTATCATTTGATGTGATAACTTGTCCATTGTCACCGATAGACATCTTGACAACCGTCCTACTTCTGATCTCTCTAAGGTTGTGCTGAGCAATCAGTTCAGCACTTCCATAGATATCTTGAAGTAGGGGGCGCCAGCCATACTGTAACTCCAGCCATCCTCGACTTGTAGCCTTGGATGGGTCCTTTTCAAAACGCACTTTGTGTCTGCGATGTGCTCTCGCACTCACTGACACTCCGAGCGCGCGACCGGCACCGATGAGATTGCCTCTTGCAACATTGGCTCCCGCTTCGGTAACTCTTCGTACAGTAGTTAAGAAGAGATTAACAGTTTGATGCCTTTCAGCGTAGACTTGCACTAAGTTTACTTTGCGGTCAAGCATATCTAACCGCACCTTAGTGTTAAGCCTATCTTGGAGGTATGCAATCTGTTGGTCGGTCGGTCCATAAACCTGAAGTTGATCTATGTTTTCACGAATCTGATTTCCAGCGAAGGTACTGACATCAGTTTGTACCTTCTTGTTGATCAGATTGTCATAGGTCACTACGCGGTCTTCATGTACGCCGCTGTAGCCCTTCCAGTGATGCAGTGAAAAGAAGAACGGATTCATAGGTAAATAACCCCTACGTTTCCGGCGCTTATTATCCACTGTAAAACTAGGAGTGGAGACGCTTGTCCGTGTCATCCGATAGCACGTCCAATTTGGAAACGTTTGTGTCGTTACAGGCGATACGGTTCCCGTCAAATTATCGACGGTCCAATTCGTCGTAATGCCACCACGGTTCTGTTGGACACTAGCGGACGGCATAGGGATAAGCACTCCTTGGCTTCGTTTGCGCTGCTTTTAGCAGCCTTAACACGGTTTATGGAAGTAGGTAAAAGGACATACCTACACACATTCCCATATAGTGGCTTCCGCCACAGAACATAATATGGGTACACTAGGTTACTTGTCACGATCAATGGAAACACTCAATGATCTTGATAAGTGCGTCGTGGATGTCGCTGAGTGAAAGGATGATGATGACTATGAGTACGCTCCAGGCCTTAATCTGCCTTGAGAGTTTCTCCATGTCTTCAACAAACTTTCTATCTTCGTCAACCATTTCGCCTCCCTGGTAGTTTGATGGAAAAAATGAACCTCCACCTCTCTACTTTTGAAAAGGGAGTCCTGGTGTCGCGAGGTCCTATCCACGGAACAAAACATCCGCGGTAAGAACCACGCTGAAGTCAACTGGTCAGCACAGATATTGCGAAAGACGCATGAAAATGCCTCCTTAGCAACTTCTAGCTGTTCAGCGTACTCCAACTTCCTCTGAACAGGCACTTTCACCCCAGGTATTACCTGGTGAAATGCTATTGAGGTAACGGGAAGGTCAGGCAAGAAACTTTTAGGACTAGCTTCAGGACTGACCACCCGTTCATCTTTAGCAGGACACATAAGGTACTCCTTAGGGTTATTAGCCATCACTAAGTGATGTCTCAGAGGTGCCAAGAGCGGAAGCTCTTGACAAAGACGTATAGACCTGCGAAGGTCTATTCGTGTTACAGTTAGACCAAAGAGGCAACGTTAATTCGTTATCCGCTTTGTAGTTATAGTGAAATACTATAACTTTAACTGTAGCCGATATCCTTACGGATATCGACAAGGTACTACCCCTTCGGGGG